ATTCTCAAAAAGGTTTCCTCTCATAGTGATGTACCTCCTGTGTAATTTGTGTCCCTACCCATAGTAGACCATGGGTAGGGTAAAAAAAGTCGATTGTCGTGGCGATTTGGACGCCTATCAACCTAAAGTGATCCTAGAAAAGGCTTCACTTAAAACTGGAGCGCCGTCGCCCTCATACCGGCCGATGTAACCAATTTGATTCTGTTCGGCATACAGCTCGTTCAGCACCTTGATCTGGTAATTGAGACAATCCAGAATCCAGTAGTAGCTGAAATCACCGAACATGCCGACATACAGGCCGGTGGTGAAAGTGTTCGGCACGTACTCGCTCATGTAGTACGGGCGGTCGAGGATGGTCGCCGGGCGGTCAGAGGCGATTCCGGCGTTCCAGATGTAGTTGCCTTCACCGTCCTTGAGCTTCCGGATCATCTTCACCGCGTCCCGATGGAACAGCCACACTCCGGTCCTCATGTACTGCTCCTTGAGGTTGTACATCGCGTTGATCAGGCCGTCCGCCTTGATCTGCGTGGCCGTGTTTCCAGTTGCCACGTCGCGTCCTGTTCCGAGCCCGACATCGGCTGCCGTAAACAGGCCCAGTGGTTGATTGGCGCCCGTGCCTTCCATGTAGGCCTTCTCCATGGTAATGCCCATCTTATAGGCCAAACGTGCACGGACTAGGGCATCCACGGGGTGCTGCGACAGCCGGATTAACTTTTCACTCACCTTGATACGCTTCGACATGGGATGACCCTTCATAGTTCTTCTGGCGAAGTCCATGGTAGTGTCCGGAGTCCCAGTGTGGATCTCTGACGTCCAGTCAAAGTCGGCAATGTCATCAGCCAACTCTGGCACGCCAATCTCATCGGATGTATTAATAGTCTGGATGGTGGCCAGTTGCCGCACGATGACGCGGTCGTCGACGTCCTTGAGCAGTTGGTTGATAAAGACCTCCGGTGCAACGAGATACCCGCCTTTGGTGTCCTGGTCTGCTTGAAGCGCCCGGATCTCTTCACGGTCGAGAGCATCCCGACCGTCACGCAGGGCCTTGTTGAATATGGTCATGCGGTTCTCCTGCTCCTTGGAGCGGGGTTCCGGCTCGTCGATGATGGGAGACTTGGCCTCCGGCGGCAGCGTTGACTTCGACAGCATTTCTTTGCGCTCGTCGGACTTGGCACGCCGCTTGTCCATGTCCTCGATCTTGGCCTTGAGCTCGTCGATCTGGGTGGTCATGGTCTCGAAGTCGGCATCCATTTTCTCATACTGCTCGGTCTCCTCGGCGGTGAGTTCGCGTTTCTCGGCCTCGACCTTGTCGAGCAGAGCGCGTTGGTCCTCGACCAGTTTGTTTCGCTTTTCGTGTAAATCTTTGAGTTGGTCTCTCATTTTTCTATACCTCCGATATTATAGATTTTCTCTTCAATTCGTTAAGTCGAATCAGGTGCGTCACGGAAGGCGTAGGCTCGACCGCCGCTGCCTCTTCCCCGTTCGGACTCCCGTCCGCCGGAGGCTGGGGGTTGCTATACAGATCAGCGTTGTGCTGTTTTTTCCATTCGTCAAGGGAGCGCAAGGCCACCTGGGTCTCGGGGTAGGCTGGGAATGTCACGGGAGACACGTCGACCAGATCCACCTCGTTCAGGGTCCGGGTGACGTCTTTCTTGTCCTCGCTCTCTTCCCACGTGTCGGACTTCGTGTAGAAGCCGAATGACATCTGGCTGATGTCGCCACGGCCGATGCTGACCATAAGGTCGTGGGAGAACTGGGTATCCGGTGGGTCGATCTCTATCCGTAACCCCTTTTTGTCTTCTTGTAGGCTGAGAGTATTTGACAGTGATCGACCCAGGACATAGTTCGCATCGTGGTTGAAGAGCGCACGGACGTCGTCGCCCCTGGACAGGGACCTTTTGAACGCTCCCGGTGCGATCTTCTCGCGAAAGCCGCCCAGGTCTTCGGATAGGGAGTCGAAGACGGCAGCGTAGCCCACGATCTTTGGAGGGTCTGATTCGTCCTTTCGCTGGATACGGATTTCGGATACGGGATAAATACGTCTTTCCGGTTTCATGGGTGATACTCCTTGTCGCTGTTCGAGTGTGTGCGGTGTGTGGCCGCGGTCATCCCACATGGAATTGCAGACGGCCACGGCCTGGTCGTTGTCCTTGGCGGTGCCCTCGTCCAGCACCATGGGAATGCAGGCTTTTATGAATGAGTCTTTGTCTTTGTACTTTTTGGGGTCGGGCATGGTTAAACTCCCATCAGAAAGCAATCACAGCCCTGGTGCAAAGGGGGTTGTTTTCGCATTCCGTAGATTGCCATCGGCGTCTCAGCACCCTCGGGTTTAAAGTCTCCCTGCTGCACGAATACCTCGTCGGCACCCATGACTGTCTTGCCCTCAAGTGCCTGACAATAGGGACACGATGACGGTCCCTGGGTCCGCCACACCCGCTTGTATCCCATTGAGATCAGGGCCGCGGCCGCAATGCCGTTCATGAGCTGGTTGGTCTCACGGTGGGCGATCTTGCCGGGCCGCGTGTCCTGCCATTCGTTCACCCGCTGGTCAATGGCGTCGTACTGCTGGTCGAAGTCGGTCTCTTGGATGATAGCCTTAAGCTGGCCAAGAGAGGATGAGATGTGACGTTGGGAATAGCGGTCCAGGTAATCATTCACGAATTTGTCGACGGCGGGCATGCTGTCGATGGTGAGGGCAATCTCAGATCCCACCTGCTCGCGCACGGTCTCGGCGTATGTCATGAGTAGACCTAAGAATGTCTTGCGAATCTCGGTGGGGAGGTCGCCGTAGTATTCGTCGAGCCACTTGACGAACGAGTTCATGTTGCGTAAATGTTTTTTGGCAGCCCGCTTGACGGCACCGACCTCTCTGTCCACAATCCGGCCGGCAGTCTCGGCGAACAGCGGCATGTAGCGTTGGATGATACGGTTGCGGGAATTGACCGCCGTGCGAATCTCTAGACGTCTAGACGCTTCACCGATCGGCGGGCTAACGACCTTCTGAATCTGGCCCAGCATTTTTATGTCGGTCAGGTTCATCGGCGCCAGGTAGATGTCGCCGCCGTCCATGGCGTTCATGTTTTCCTTTTCCCGGATCTCGTTGGCGTTGAGCCAGCCGTTCTGTCTGCCGACGGCATAGGCCTCGTAACGGGACTTAATGTCTGGCTTGAGCAGGTTGTCTGTGAGGTGTTCCGTGTAATAGTTGGGGTCAGCGTTAAGAAGACGGATGTGGAAGTATTCGTCGAATCGGCGTATCCATGAGCCGATAGAATACTTAGCAAAATCAAGCGATTGCTGTTCTATATTGGAGAACGTCGAGCGGTCGAGTTCCTGCAGCATGTGGAGGGGAACGCGGAATGCGCGGGCGATCTCGCTGATCTGGAATTTCCTCGTTTCCAGCATCTGGCTGTCCTGCGGGGGAAAGCCGATCTTCTCGACCTGGATACCTTCCTCCAGCAGCGCCGTCTTGTGCGCACCCTGCAGGCCGCCGTAGGCTTTCTGCCACGCTTCCTTCAGGTTCTTCTTGCCCTCCGGCTTGAGTGTGCCGGGGTGAATCAATGCCAGCGGTGGCCGTGCGCCTTCCCCGAAATACCGTGCCGCATATTCTTCTGCGCCCAAAGACAGCCCGATCATCTCTCGCATTTTACTGATCACCGAGTACCCGCGTATGCCGTCAAACGATAGGCCGGGGACGTGGAGAATATTGTCCATGTCGAACACCATCTCGCGGCCGGCATCACTGGCATAGAGATACTGGATACGGTTGCTGTCGGTGGGGTGATTCTTGACCGTCATGCGGTCGGGACGCAGGGGCCATAGGGCTATGACGCGGTTGCCGCCGTCGCGGTCGATGGCCGAGTAGCAGTTGCCCCAGATCAGGATATGGCCCATGAGAGTCTCGCGCCACACCATGCTGCTCATCTTGGGGTTCGGCTGCAGGTTCAGTATTCGGTAAAGGGGGTGAGTGACGGCCCTCTCGCGGGAACCGTCACTCATTCGGTGGAAGATGTGGAGTGGGAGTTGGGCTACGGATTCTGAGAGAACCCGGACGCAGGCGTAAACTGCGCTGGCCTGCAGGGAATTGGTTTCGGTTATAGTAATACCGCTCTTGCTGGCCGCGGATCGGCCGCCGGTCAGAGCGTATAGGATCTCCTCGTGCGGGGTCGACGGGTGCATTCTGCGTGAGAACGCACGCGCCAGTGCGTTGGCAATCATAGGTTCCGGTCCCGAATTAACTGCGCGTCAGCAGTATTCCTGATACAGCAAGTAGAACGCCCAGCCATATGTACGCCAGACGCGGGAAATATTGCCATATTCCCAGAGTGATTAACGCTATGCCTACGATCAGCAGGCTATCGCATACGATGTTCCTCCCATGAATTCCCAAAAAATCTAGTATTTTCTTTAGCAAAATCTATGCCTAATATGATGCCATATGCAAATTTGCAATGTCAACTATTTTTTTGCGTATCTTGCGATCGACGCTTTTTAGAACGTCCGGGTGTGTTGTGCAGTCGTGAGAAACGACTGAGTGCATGTGGAGTTTCGTCTGTTCGGTGCGTTTAAGTCGGGTGAGATCGGATATGGCACTGACAACCGAACCGGGATCGACGGCAAGGTTTTCGTAATCGACGATCAGATCGGCTTTATCATGGACGGTCCCGCGTACCGTATACCACGCGCAGGCGGCACGGGTCTCCGGCGTCCACGCAGCCCACTGAGCCTGTGTCGCTGCCTTTTTATACTTGATGTACCATGGACGCGGTGTTTTGAGCAGGGTGCGCTCCGCCATGAGTTCGGGTGCCGTCATGAGCCACTCGTCCGTCCACCATCCGCGTTTAATGCCGGATGAAATAACGTCATTCGGGTTACGGACGATGTTGATGCAAACGAGATCCGGGAACAGTGATCTCATGTAGCCGATGGCCGGAATAAAGTCGGTGAGCTTGATGACGAACTTCGGGTTGACGCGCTCGATGTAGCACAGGGCATCGTCCCGGCGGGGGAGATCCTGGCGGCGCCGTTTGTAGGCTTGTTCCGGCTCGTAGTGACCGATCCAGGAGTCGTCGTCCGGGTTGGTGTTGACCGTGCGACCCTGGATCATGGGCAGAACGAAATCCTCGACAAAGGACGCCTGTACGACCTCCATGCTGGTGCCGGAGAACCCAAACTTGATCAGGGTGGGTTCGAAGAAGTAGAACGCCGGGTCCATGCTGCCGATGAGCTTACCGAGGATGGTGGTGCCGGAACGGCCGGCGCCGGTGATGAGGATCACGCGGTTTGTGAGGATGGATTCGTAGTCCATGAGTATTTTCATGCCATTCTCCCATCTATAATTTTTTCGCTGTGGATAACTTTCGTCACCATAGCTGCCTTTTGTTTTTGATTGATGTAAGCCATCTTAACTTCATTCAGCCATAATTTTGCACTTTCTTCATTATCAAACGTCATAACCTTTATCCAACCCCGAAACTCTTCCCCTGTTGGCTTGTTCACGTTATGCCAGAATATGAGCCCTTTGCGCTGGACGAAATACTCTCCCTGTTTCTGGATGATCCTGAGTTTCATGCCATTTTCTCCCGTATTTTATCTCGGATTTGCAATTCGGCCTGAGTCGGCTTGTTCTCCCTACTTCCCATAGCCGACTCTACATGCCGAATCATGGTGACCATGGTGGTAAACTCATCCGGCGTGATCGACGCCGCGTGGTCCGGTCCGTCCATGGTCTTGTCAAGCGTCAGGTGTTTTTCAACGATCCGAGCCCCCAGGGCAACCGCCGCCACCGGCACCTCGAGGCCGGGTGTGTGGTCGGATATGCCGTATTCAAATAGTCTCATGTCATTCCAGTAGCGCAGGACGTCCAGGTTGACGTCCGTGTATGGGGTGGGGTACTGGGTGGTGCACTGCAGCATAAGAACTTCACGCTGCCCATGGCGCAGTTCCTTATAAGCCGCCATGTATTCGGTTTCGGTGCACATGCCGGTTGAGATGAATACCGCTTTGACGTTGGGTGTTTCATGGATGCGCCTGAGATGGGCCATGTTGGTAGCCATGCCGGACGGGACTTTCCACACCGTCATGTTCTGTTCGGCGCAGAAATCCACGGCAGCCTCGTCGAACGGGGTGGCAAACCACCGAATGCCGCGCATGGCACACGTGTCGAATATGTCGAGCCACTGCCGTTGGGTGAATTCATAACGCTGCATGTCAGGCCACTTGCCGAAATAGATCTGAAACTTGATGAAGTCGGCACCGGCCTCGTGCGCTTCCCAGATGAGAGATTTCATGTGCTTGAGACTGGAATTGTGGTTGATGCCGATCTCTGCTACGATCCAGGTATTATCCATATTAAGACCCTTTTAGCTCATAAATTCTCTTTATAGCTTCATTCCTTTTCTTTGTTTGGTTTTTAATATTGTCTTCTATCTCCCATTTTTTCTGACTTATTAATTCCTGTACTTTTAAACATGAATCTAACACAACCGTCGGATAGCTTTCAGGGTTTTCTATCACTTTTTCGATGCAAGATGGATGAAAGTAAAACGCAACACCGTATCCTGTATATTCACCATGTTGCACATATTTCACTTTTTCTAATCTTTTCCTTGAGTGACATACAAAACAGCTTCCCCACGGAATAAAATAATCTCCTAGTTTTTTATAATAAATCGTTCCCATCCAAGACCTCCTTAAGATCACCCCAGGTGCCGTCACTCGCCGCGTCCAGGGAATTATAATGAAACCCGTCCTTTACCCGGAATCCGTCCGTCCGCTCGTCGTTCGCTTTCGGCATGGTGACATACAGGTCGCCGCAGTCCCAGGTCCGGCAGGCATCGTCCGCGATGATCAGATCTTCCGTGATCTTCTCGCCCGGTCGTATTCCGCACAGTTCCAGGGTGCATCCCGGGTGAATGTGGTGCGCGATCCGGTGCATGTAGAACGCGGGCATTTTAGGGGTGAATATCTCGCCACCGCGCATTTTTTGGATGATGTCGATACAGGTTTCCGCCGCGACCGGTAGCCTGATGAAGAATCTCGTCATGCGGTGGTCGGTGATGGGTAATGTGTCAGAACCGACGTCTTTCAGGTTGCGAAAATGCTGGATAACCGATCCCCGGCTACCGACGAAATTGCCGAATCGAACCACGGAAAACGCAGTCTGCTTCGGAGAATAGGCGTTTGCAGCAATGAACAGTTTGTCGGCGCATAGTTTGGTGGCACCATATAAATTAATCGGGTTCGCGGCCTTATCGGAGGATATGGCTAAGACCTTCTTAACCCCGCAGTCTATGGCAGCGTTGATCACGTTCCTGGCACCGTACACGTTGGTGTGGACGGCTTCCATGGGATCATACTCGCACTTGTCAATGTGCTTTAGCGCAGCAGCATGTACGACATAATCCACTTCAGCCACCGCCCGGCGTAGACGAGTCCCATCACGGACATCGCCAATAAACCACCGAACACGGGAATCGGTGACGACTCTGGCCATTTCCACTTGCTGGTGCTCGTCTCGGCTGAAAACGATGATCTTAGCCGGTCGAACACGTAGTAACGAAGTGACCACAGAACTCCCTAGAGATCCAGTTCCCCCGGTTATAAGAATGGTTTTGTCGGTAAACAATGTCTTTTATCTCCTTGCAAACGGTAAGTATGTCCTGTTTTCGGTTTAAAGTGCTGGACGGTAAACAGATTCCGTGATCGTAAATGTACCAAGCGTTGGGGCATGCGTCACGGGGTCCGAGCGGCTTGAATATGCGCCGGGTCTGAATGCCGCGATCGGCTAAGTCCTTTTGTATCGTGGGAATATCGCCTGGCAAAAGGCAGCAGTTAAGCCAGTAAGTGGAATTTTCATTGTGCTTCTGGAATTGAACGTACGGACCAAGTTGTTCCAGGTAGGTCTCGTGGTACATGCGCTTGAGTTCCAAGAAATGATCGAGTTTGCGAAATTGGCTGATGCCGAGAGCGGCTGAAAGTGACGTCATACCCATGTTGGTCGCAACACCGTCATGTTTGCCCTGGTGAGCGAGCTTCCAGACGAGTTCGGCTTTGTCGCCCACATAGAGGCCACCGCCGCCCGTGGTGATGATTTTGTTGCCGTTGAATGAGTAAACACCCACATTGAATCCGTCGAGGCTACAAGTGCTACCGAATGATTCCGCCGCATCCTTGATATAAGGAAACCTTCCGGGGACTGAATCTGCTATATTACCATACAGGTCTACCGGTAAGGTCATGGGTGGAAATACTTCCATATCTATCTGCAAAGACAAAGACCATGAAAAACGGTCCACGTCCCGAACTACGGGCACACACCCTGCATGGACGATCGCGTTATAGGTGCCGACGAAAGTCAGCGCCGGAATGTGAATCTCCGTTCCTTTCCTGACACCATGCGCCTTGAGTGCCAGGAATAGTGCCGCCGTACCGGAATTAAGCGCCACTACGTTACGGCCGAAATACTCCCGCATCAAATCTTCGAACTCTTCCACGTATCGGCCGGCGGTAGACACTTGACCCTCTCGCATGGCCTTATTCACCATGTCGATGTCCGACTGATCGATGTTGGAATGATCAAGGTAGATCATCTGACATTCCTCATGAGTCGTAAGTAGGTTTGGCATGATCGACAGGTGGAAGTCTCCATCTTGAAATACCCGCCGCATGTGTCGCATTGCACCCACCCGTCTCGGTGATCCGGGTCCAGTAACATGGGGGTCTCAAGACCGCCTTTGTGCCGCACATCGTCCGGCTGGTAGTAATAGGCGCCGCTGAATCCGTAACCGATGTAGTCGTCGATGCCGCCGTTGCTGTACCAGCATCCGTCTTTCATCACACCCATGTCAAAATTCAGGATGTGCGGTTCGTCTAAGGCCTGGTGCCACAGGATCATTTTGGTGTAGTGATTCCGGCAATACTCGTATAACAAGTTAAGATCAGGCCGTTTTTTAAGGACATGCTCGTTAAAGCGTTCCATGTCGGATAAGTCGTCGTTCCACTTGCGCGGCCCCCAATCGGTAAACTCCCACAGGTTACCGTTTGCCATGAAGCCGGAATAGGAATCTATCTCGAACGGGTGACACTTGGCTTTGGCAATCGCGCCGCTGGTGGCCGTCCGCAGGTGAATTGCCAGGTCGTGGCCGTTATGACGTCGATATTCCTCGATAAACTCGTCTACCGTGCCCGTGCACTTCATGTAGGAAAGGTAATCGTCTTCCTTCCACATAAAGCCGAATCCATCCGGGTTCGCATCGTAACACCGGCGTAAATGATCCTCGGTCAGAGGTCGGCCTTCAGGTCTCCAGATCATTAAACACATCGTAGTTCTCGAACTTTCGTTTTAATTTAAACGGCCGTTCAATGTCTCCGGTCCGCTTAAGTATGTCAAAATTCGTCCACCGTTCTACCACGTCCCAGAACTCCCCTTCCTTCATGCCGAAATAGTCCAGATAAAGCGGTAAGTATTCCATCGGGAACTGGCCGTCAATCATCTTGCACACGTCAGCACCGGCCTGTCGGGTCATGCGTCCGCGACGGATCTCAATACTGGCATCGGCATTACACCGGCCAAAGCCGAACTTTGTAAACTGCAAATATACGTGGAGGTCCCGCATGGCATCATCGAGGCAGGCGTAATTGGTGAACGTACCGATGTTGCCGCCGACAAGCATCTGAAGGCCGCAGTGTTCCTTTGCGTGTCTGGCGTGGACCTGGGGGTCCCAATCTTCGAACTTTGACCAGTGGGTCAGGTAGAGATTGTCCAGGTCGGCTTGTGACGGACATTTCCACCACATACCGTATTTTGAGGGGTCATGGCCGCAATAGTAATAGTCCAGTAAATACCGGTGATCGATCTTCTGCTTGGCGTCTGCAGCGCCCCCATACTCAAGCTCCCCCTCCTCCCCATAAAGTATAAAGGGAATGTCGAAGCGAAGCGCAAGTTGAATGATGGAAGTTGAGATGATGGTGTCGAAAGCGTGCCAAGGCCTGCCCTGTTCAATAAATCCCTGTTTGCTGGCTTCCCGTAGCTTGTCCGGGTTGGGACTCAGCATGAAATGGTCGAAGCCGGACAGGATGAAGTTTTCCAAATTGATGCGGCCCAAACGGGTCGGCAATAGCGGACGGCAGGTAATACAAAGCGGATTCATGTGGAAATTGTGCTTGATATTCCATGCGACGTAAGAACCGTCCTTGCCGCCACTGCACGGGACTATGACGTCGAACCAGCCGTCGGTCCTGCGGTAGACGTCACACAAATCAGCCAACTTTGACCGCTTTTGGTTCCAATCGACGGTCGTCATCTTTTCCTCATGCCACTCACAGGCATTGCACCAGCCACGTTTTGAGAACTGCAAGCGTGGCCGGGTAGACGGCATCAGGCAGTTTTTGCAGAAGTACATTTGTCCTCCAGGAATTTTCTCATAGCCCACATGCCCTCGCTGTCCCGGCAGTGGAATATCCGGCAGAGCCGTGGGCGAACCTCATATATTTGGCACCGGCTGTCCGTGTCCAGGAACGGGCACGGTGCGATGTCGGCCGGTTTGATAATGACGTTCTGGTCAATATGTCGGTGATGGGAAGTGACAGGTGGTCGGCGATCCGGCGTTGCTCATCGGGGGTAGCGTAGATATAGCCCAGCATGCAGCAGTAGGCAGGGCAGCCGTCACACTCGGAGGTGTGGGGTGCGTCCGGTGTGGAATAATCATGGACTCGGATCTGCCCCATCGTATGGCGGTAAAAGGCATTGAACAGCTCTCTCATGGCAATGAGCTGCTTCTGGTTCGCGATGTCGTGGGCGTAGCGGTAATCGTCGCCTATAACGATCATGGCCAGGTAGTGGACTTTCATTCCATATTTCGACAGTTTGCGGTTCGTCTT